CCTTTGTAATTCCTTTTTCTTGTTCTAATCTTATTTTAGAGTATCCAATTTTTTTTCCTACTGTTTTACCAGTATTTATATGTGTAATTCTATAAAAGTCTTTTTTATATTTACCACTTTTTTTAGAATTAGACTCTAATTTTTTTAAGTCTTTTTTTGCGTCTGTTAATGTAAAATATTTATCTACAAAATCACCAGTTTCGTTTTCATCTATTGTATATTGATAACCTTTATATGGTTTACTTTTTACTACACCTACTTTCTTTTTAGGCGCTGCTTTTTTCTTTACTACACCTAATTTCTTTTTACCGTATATATGTGCAAATGCTTCTTTTAAAGTAACACCAGTTTTTTGTCTGTATGCAATAGCTTGCTTAAATTTTAATTTAGCTGTTTTTTGTGCCGCTGTCATTTATTTCTTTTTTAATATTAAAAATAGTGCTAATGCTATACCACCGTATAAAATCCAGTTTGCATTTCCTACGCTTTTTATTGATTGTGCTGCTTCTGCAATTACTGTACTAGGATTATTTGGATCTGTTTGCGCTTGACTAGCTGTATATGGATCATAAGTTGCAGCTGCTGCTGGTAATACATTAACTGGTAATTTTCCTTTTTGTACTGCTTCTTGCATAAGTTTTAAAATGAAAGGATCATTTGTATAACTATAAACAATAGGCAAAAGTTTTAATCTGGTAAAGCCAGTATATTGTGCTGGTATATGATCACTAATTGGGTTTTTTTCCCAGTCTATGTAATTTAAACCGTCTATATTATAAAATTTTGCAGACATTGCTACAACCTTTGCCCAATCTTTATTTTCAAATGCTGTATCAAAATGCCACCAGTTGCTATGTTTTGCTGGAAACCAATCTTTAAAACTTGCTGCCACAGTTGCTACAATAGTAGCTGCTGCTGACGCTACCGCTGTACTTATAGGTTCACCTAATGGCACTACAATAGGTACAAATGTAGTACCTACTGCGTCGTCTTTATATCCTATATAATCTGCCATTTTATTTTTTCTTTAATAGTAAAAATGCAGCTAATCCAACACCAGCAATTAATAAAATTGTATTAGTATCAATACCAGTAGATCTTGATTGTGGTATATTTTGATTACCAGTTGTAACATAACCTTGATATGGTTGATTATATTGGCTACCAGTACCGCCACCACTAGGAAAAGCACTTATAATGCTAGGCGCAGCTTTTAAAATAGTTTCCCACCAGCTACTACCAGATGTAATTTGTCCAGAGCCAGTTTTTACAGCTGGCGTTTGTAAAGCTGGATCATAACCTAATAAAGGATTGTATGCGCCAATTCCAGATAATGCTATTAATGCCATTTTGTTTATTTTTTTATCTTTATAATAATATGGTTGCTTCTTTAAATCGTATTCATCTAATACTGGATCTAACCAGTATTCCTTTCCTTTATCTTTGATCACTACAAAAACGTGCTGCGGTGTCTTATTAAATGGATCATAACTTGCAAACCTAAAATCTAATCCAAAATCCAATTTTTCTTTTCTACGGTATGCGTCTAAAAGTCCAGCCGCTGCTAAACTGTAATTTTTACAATCAATCCCCACTTTGTTATTCATTATACTTGCTGGTGATCGTAAAACTTGCAAATCCTCACTTTCAATATTGTATTTAAAATTATCTTTTAAATAGCACCAAATATTGTAAGCTGTATCGTCCACATTATCACCAACAAAATATTTATAGATCTTATCGTATTCGCTTCTGTACTTATCGTGCATTGAAACAATACCGTCTATAATATCCCCAGTATCTTGATTTAATACTAGTGTTTTTTCTGTTCCTAAAAATGGACTTAACTTCTTTGCTAAAATTTCTTTACTTAACATATTATATTGAGTAACTAAATTGTAACGGTAAAGTAATATAATCCACTTGTATAACACCGTCAAAATCCAATTTTATACCACCAGTACTAAATTTTGTAATGACATCACTTAAGCCAGCATAAGATAATGTTATAGGTATTTTTAATAAAGATGATCCAGTATTTAATACACTAGGAGTAATACCCATAACATAACCCACGTTTGCGCCATTTAAAAACAAATTACCACGAATATTTTGAACCTCTGCTGTTACGTCTGTTGGATTATTGACCTGTACTATTATCTGGATCGTAGGATTTAAAAAAGATAATGTAGAAAAATCAATAGATTTAAAAAATACGCTGAATGTTTGCGATAAAACAAATTTTTTATACAAAATAAAACCAACTATTGCAGCTGGTATCAGCCATATATTTTTATTCATAGAAACTGAATGTACCCAAAAATAGCCAAAAATTGCATAAAAACAAACTAAATCTGCTTATTTTCTAAATTTAACAAAATTGTGGAAAAAAAGTTGGGGGAAATGTGCAATGTATATGAAATATAAATTATTTTTGCTTTTTGCTAAAGGCAAAAACAAAAATAATTCACATAACCCCCAAACTAACACCTATTAATTAACTTTTTTCAACCTTTAATTAAATATATATTAAAATATATTTGGTAGTACCGATAATAAAATTTTATTTTATGTCGTTATTGTTTTTAACTGACTTTAAAAACCCACTAAATGAAAACTGAAAATCTGTCCAGCGTTACCGCTGTGCTACTTGAAATTAAGCGCATACAGTCGCTTAAAAACACTTTGGAAACTATCTATGCTTTCCAAAATTTCCGAAACGTAAAAATCTTATTTAGCTGCACTAACAAAATTGGTGCTGAACAAATGATCTGGCTAACAAATGATATGTTGCCCTTTCATTTGCCTAATGAAGTTGCAATCATTATAGAAGATGCAATAGAAGATTACGAAAAGGATCTGCAATCTTTAAATTTTCACCTTAAAAATTTATAGATATGAGAAAAATATTTTATTGCAATTATATTATAATCGTAGATGACAAAAACGAAATTTATATAGTTGCCCTTGATATGTCATATCACGCTACATTAATTAGCGCCAAATGTCATATTGATTATATTACCAAGTAACTTTTTTAAACCTTTAAATTATAATTATGCAAACTAATGCACTTTCACCAGCTTATCCTATTACACCACTACAAGACAATTTTGGACGTATGGTTGTACCAGTTGCTGGACTATCTAAACTTGAACATTTTACCCTAGAAATTTTCAAAATATATTTAGATAAAAAAGATTACATAAAAACTATTGAATTAAATAAAGATACAAATGCCACCAGTATAGATTTAGGATATGGTTTAGTAATAATGGATTATGCTATTAATGATGCCATTACTCTTTTAAACAAAATTGAAGAAAAACATAAAAATATATCAAATGAAAAAGATAGTGTACTGGATATTATTTAATAAAAACGGTCAAGCCGCACTTATTTTATTTTTAGCTTTATACATTGCTGGATTACTTGAAAAAATCTAATGGAAAATACTGACTATAAATTCTCAATAGACGATTTACTTGTAAAACGAAAATACGATCCAGCATATACCCCAAATAAAGAAAACATTGTTTTTACTATTGGTGGCAAACACGTAGGATCATTACAAAATTTTTGTGTCTATTCTGGATTACCTAAAGCTGGTAAATCCACGTACATAGCAGCGCTGATAGCGTCTGCATTTAGTACGTTTGACATTTTTACTATGAAACTACACTTACCAGTAGATCGGCGCAAAATTTGCTATTTTGATACAGAAAGTAGTGATTATGACTTTTACCGTCAAATAGGTAAAATAAAGCATTTTAGCGAACTGCACCAGCTACCAGATTACTTTAATGCGTTTCAAGTTAGAGAAGATGGCAGCGGATTAATTAGACGTATGGTTGAACGCTATTTAGAACTTAATGCGGACTGCTCTATACTTATTATAGACGGTTTACTGGATCTATTGAATGATGCAAACGATCTGCGCGAAAGTTCCTTACTTACTAAATGGTTAAAAAAAATAACCAAAATCCATAATATCCTAATAGTTACCGTACTGCATCAAAGTAAATCAAATTTGACTACGACTGGACATATAGGATCAGCTAGTGATCGTTACGCGCAAAGTACCCTAGACATAATTAAAGAAAAGGATAAAAGTACGTATGTATTAACTAGCCGCTTTATGCGATCCGATAGCGACTTTGAACCAGTTACATTAATGAATTTTAACGGTATATTCCAGCAAGTGCAAAATGAAACAGCTGCACCAGTACAAGGTAAAAAAGCTAGTGATCTGGACGAAATGGAAAGTAGGCGCTTATGCAACCAGATAGTTACAATACCAATGCTGTATAACAATATTGTAGATGAAATAATAGAAAGGACTGCACAGGGTAAAATCTACGCAAAAAATTTAGCCAAAATATGGATTAATAAAAATTATATTGTAAAGGATCAAAATAATAAATATCAAACTTTATAACTTATGATAACTTTTTTAAAACGAATGTATTTAATATTTATACTATTGCCAGTAGCAATAATATACGCTTGCTTAACTATGCTTTTTGTAGTAATAGAACATATTTATAACATTTCAGTAATTAAATTCAAATGAATTTTGAACTATTAACAATATTCCAGTACTGGTATAAAATTAAGTTTGGTGTAAATAACGGTCGGTAACAAAAAAGCCGCTGCGTTTTTAGGCGCAGCGACTTACTGACTGTAAACCCCCCAAAGGAAGTAACTTTTTTCTAATGCAAATATAACATTTTATGACAAACAAACAAAGGATCTATTTAATTATTCAGCAAAGACGATTAGTATCTTTAAAGGACTTACAAGATATTACCAAATGGCAAACTATGGACGTTTTAAAAGCAGTAGCGCCGCTGGTGATCCAGCGTAAGGTAAAAGCCATTACAAGTGATCACGTCCGATATTTTGTAATTAAAGACCGTCCTTTATAATGGCAAAGCCTATTTTTACAGCTATTGTATTTATGCTGGATCAGTCTGCACCTAGAAAATACCGAAATATTAGTAATGTAATGAATTTTATAAAGTTTGCTGATAGTATTAAAGCAGATTATATTAATTTATATGATAAGCCTACTAAAATATTCGTACAAAGGATCTACATAAAAAAAGGGACGTAGAAACGTCCCTTATCCTTTACTATGCAAAAAACCCAAACTAGGTTAAAAATAATTGCTTTTCGGCTTTTCTACGACCTTCTAACCCCTTATTGACCTTACCGCCAGCATTTACCCAACGATCAAATTGCTGCGCTACAACGTCCTTATTTGTACCGTTATTAAGTAGTTTTAATAAAGTACTACCAGCGAAAGCCGCTTCACCTACATTATATGTAAAACTAGCTAGTGCTAATAACTGATTATCAGTTACTGGTACTTTTACTTTACTCATTACAAAATCGTATTTGTCTTGCGCCTCTAATAATAACCAGCGTCTGGCTGTTTCCTTATCTATTATATCACCTTTTTGTACTGGTCTTTTTTGATCCCAATTATACCCAGATCCATATCCTACGCTATACTGCATATAATCCCATTTAGGCACAGCTATAAATCCTTCGTAGGAAGATATTACATTAAATAGACGATCACTAATAGCACCAAAAGGTGTATTATTTAATGCAGTAGCTATTTTTTTTCTTAACATAAATAAAATTATGGCTGTAATAACTACACCAGTAAGTACTTTTTTGTTACTGGTCATAGTATTTAATTGTCTTTTTTGCTATCTGCTGCTGCGTTACCTAGTAAAAATGTACTGATCCCTGCAACTGCTTGCGCTATTACTTGTACTTTACCAGTTCCAGCTGTTGCAAAATATCCAGCAACTGCTGCCAATAATCCAAATATTGTCGTTTTACGATTTTTCATTTTTCTTTTTTTTTGATTGATAAATATTGATAATAGTATAAATTGAACTAGCGCCAGATAGCAAACCCAAAAATAAAGACGCGTAAGCGTTTATCTGGTTAATACTTAATAAGTAAGTACCTACGCTGGCAATAGATCCCCATATACTATTATCATTATGTGTCATACTATGCAATTTCAGCATCTATTGACGCTGGTTTTTGAATTTCCTTTACAATAGTTTCAAATGCTTGTGCTACTGCTACCGCAGTATCTACATTTTGAAATAGACCGCCTTTAATAGCTTGGTCAATTACTTGTTTAATCAGTTCTAGGGCTTTTTGCTTTTCCATTGTTTATTTATTAAAGGTTAAAAAAAGTTACACTAATGTTACACCTAATTGGGTTGCCGTCCACTGGTATATATATTCGTTTCCGTCAGTACTGGTATTATATGCTTCATAATCAAATCCACTTAAAGATAGATTACCAGCTTGTAACTGTTGATTACTTTCGCTTAAAAGTTGATAATAGATAGTAACGCTTGTATTAAAGTTATCACTACCTACGCAATTTAATATAGTTGCCGTTCCTAAATTTAGTGGAAATACCACTGGTTGTATTTGTTTCATATTAATTAATTTAATCCGCCACCACCAATAAATGTAATTGTTACTCTTAATGTAGCAGCAGTTGATGAAGTTGGTGTAACTATTATACTATTTCCGCTATTTGTAACTACTAATGTAAGCATAGCTAAACCTAATGTTTGAGATATTTGAGTGATAGTAGCATTAGAACCTCTAGGATTTATTATAGTTCCTAAATAAACAGCAGAGTTATATAAACTTGTTGCAGTAGGTTGATTTATAGATATTACAATTATACCATTTACATTATCTCCTATACCATATCCATATCCAGTTATAGAATTTAATGTAAAAGTAGCAGTTGCGCCATTATTAACAATAACTGAATTAGTTTGATTACAAGTATTAGAAGTATATGCAATTAAATTACCAGAAACTTGCAATTTATTAATAGTGTCGTCAGTATATGCGCCTAAAAGTAAATTTCCAGTATTAGCAAGTCTAAATTTTTCTACAATAGTAACGTTACTATCAGTAGCATTTGAAGATGATGAACTTTGTAAAGACATATAACCAGATGATGTATCAAAATAAATTTGACCAGAATATCCAGTTGTAACTGCTTTATCAGTTCCAGTTCCAGCATTATAATAGTTATTAAATTTTAAAGCAGTACCCGATGATAAAATTGCACCACCTCTAAATATTGATTGACCATTAACATCTAATTTAGAATACGATGCGGAACTAATTCCAATACCTATATTATTTGTAGTACTATTAATACTTAACGCATTACTACTTGTACCCAAATTAAAAATATCAAAACTATTAGCACCAGCGTTATAAGTATTTCCAATGCGCCACTTACCTACACTATTATTTGAATATGCCGTATAAGCGTTATTAGTAGTTAAACCATTTAATACTAAAGCGTATGTCTGCGTTGTATGAATATCTAATTGACCGCCTATTGTTGATCCCACAGCTTGATTAATTCCTATTAAGCCGTTAGCGTCCGAAAATAATCTAACATTACCAGCGCCGTCCGATAAAACTATATTACTAGCTAATGTTGTAGTACCAGTGTAATTACCTAAAATAGTATTATTGCTTCCAGTAGTAATTGAACCACCAGCAGTACTACCAATAGCTGTATTACCAGTACCAGTAGTATTAGCGGCTAATGATTGAACACCAACAGCAGTATTTAATGTACCAGTAGTATTATTTTGTAATGAAATATTACCTATTGCTGTATTATTACCACCAGTAGTACTTTGCAATGTACCATAACCAACAGCAGTATTAGCAGAAGCTAAAGCATTTGTCAAAGCACCACCGCCTAAAGCTGTATTAAAATTAAAAGTTGTATTTGCCCTTAATGAACTGCTACCAATAGCTGTATTACCAGTACCAGTAGTATTAAATTGCATTGCTGCAAAACCAATAGAAGTATTATCTCCAGCAGTTGTATTTAAACCTAATGCACTTGAACCTATTGCAGTATTTTGCGTACCAGTACTATTATTTTGTAATGCAGAACTACCAATAGCTGTATTAGTTGATGCTGTTGTATTATTTTGTAAAGCACCTACACCAATAGCTGTATTACTAGCACCAGTAGTATTTAAATATAAAGATTGTGAACCAATAGCAGTATTACCAGTAGCCGTTGTATTTGCATTTAAAGATAAATAACCTATTGCGACATTACTAGTACCAGTAGTATTTGCAGCTAATGAACTACCACCAACGGCAGTATTAAAATTAGCTGTTGTATTAGAATTTAATGCACTTGTACCTATTGCAGTATTACCGCCACCAGTTGTATTTAAACTTAATGCAGCTGTACCTATTGCAGTATTAGTATTTCCAGTAGTATTTATATATAGCGCATCAGTTCCTATTGCTACATTTTGCGCACCAGTAGTATTTGCCTCTAATGCCCTACTTCCTATTCCTACATTTGAAAATCCAGTAGTATTTGCAGTTAATGAACTTTGACCAACGGCAACATTATTAGCACCAGTAGTATTTGCTTGTAATGAAACATAACCAATGGCTGTATTACTATCACCAGTAGTATTTAAAGCTAATGATAAACTACCAATAGCTGTATTACTACCACCAGTAGTATTTGCAGCTAATGAATTTCTACCAACACCAGTATTTTGCTGACCTGATGTATTATTAAGTAAAGAATTAAAACCTATTGCTGTATTATTTGAACCATTTGTATTTGCATTTAATGAACTTGTACCTATTGCTGTATTTTGAATACCAGTACCAGCACCATTATTAATATTAATGCCGTCCACTACTATACCTAACGTAGTTGTATTTCCATTTGTGGTAACTTGTTGTAAAGTTCCAGTAGTACCAGCACCAGCGTCCGCTATTAGCGTCCAGCTAGTTCCAGTATCTTCATATATTGCGCCAGTATCAGTACTTATAAATACTCTACCAGCATAACCAAAAGCTGGACGATTAGCGAATATATCACTATAAAACGCTGGAGTACCCTTTTGATTAAGTATATTATTGTTAATCGGCATTTTTATACGTTTATATATCGTTTTCTAATTACCACACAGTTATTTCCACTACTAGCACCAGTACCAAAGTTTACAAAAAATCTTTGATCACTTACTTCACCCATTGATCCTAAAATATCATAAGATTGTCCTTGCTGTAATGGCACACTTTCAATTAATACTGTATTAGCACCTAAATTTAAAAATGTAATTGCGTTAAAAGGTGTACCGCCCACATACTGGCTAGTATCTACTGTATAAAAATCAGTTTCATATTTTAATACGTTTATATCTACTTTTTGCATATTATATAGTATTTGGGATTTTACCTAATTGATTATACCCATTCATAACAAATTTAGCAGTATAATTAGCATCTACGCTATTAACGCTAGTTGTCATAGGTGATCCAAATAAAGGATCAAATGGAGTAGCTGGCGCTTGTACTATTGGCATTACTGGTGATTTAATTACTTGATCACTTGTTGCATTTGTTTTATTTCTTAAAAATAAGTACCAAACAGCATAAGCACCTAAAACCCACAAAATTGTATTATCTTTTTTCATATTATAAAGTTTGAACGTCATTAATAAATACTGATCCAGCTTGTCCATTTTGGAAGCTATCCCCAATTACTACATTATACATTTGTGTTCCTTTTTGTCCAGTACACGTCATACCTAGTCCAGCTTGATCATAAGTATAAATAACGTTCATAAGATCGTCATATACTACTGTACCCACATTTGAATAAACTTGATATGTACCAGTAGGCGCGTTTCCTTGTCCTACTAATACTGATCCTTTTAAAGTACCTTTCTTTTTAAAGGACGAAAAAAGTAGTATTCCACCAATTACTAATCCAATATTTAATAAAATATTCTTTTTCATATTAAAATCTAAATTTAATGCCTTTACGCGCATAGTTATTATTAATTGTTGCAATAGCGCTATTACTCAAATTACCTATTATAAATTGTGGCAAATTTTGTAAACCACCAGTATTAATACCAAAAAAACTTTCTTGTCTTAATCCAAAAACTTGTATCAATGTAGCAATATCTGCATCATTCTGCACGCGTGCTACTTGATAGCCAGCGTCCGACTTATTATCTGCAATACCGCTAAATTTTAAATCATTATATATATTATCTGCAATTAATTGCCATTCCCCTTTTGACTTTGTAGGTGATTGCTTCGCTAAAGATTGATTTACGTAGTCGCTAATATTTTGTTGCTGTGATTGTTCTTGCATAAGTTCAGCGCTGCTTTTTACTATTCCAAGTTTAACCAGTAAAGGTTTCAAAACTAGAATATAAGCACCGCCAGCTACGGCTACGTATGTAATTATTCTTTGTGTATCTTTATCTATTGCCATTATCAAAGGTTGAAAAAAGTTATAACATTATTAATAAGGACTGTAATTTAGCGTTAGACATCTGGTCTAATTTCTTTAAGTGATCTACTGTTACCCCTTTGTCCATTAAATTAGATAATAATACTAAAGCCTCGTTTGCGTTAGCTTCATTAATACCAGCTATGCCAGTAGGTTGATTATCTAGTTTAAACATTTTACTCAATCCAGCAATTATCAAACCTTGCACGTGTGGACTATCTATTAATGCTTCAATACCGCTTTTAGGACGTTCTATAATATCTTCGTCATCTTCATCTTGCTGCATCAAAATAGCTTGATTTTCTAACATTTTTTCTAACATACTTTCTAAACGACTATTAACTGATCCCATAGGCTGCATACCGTACATATTAGATCGTTCAAGTTCCGCTGGACGAAAATTTAAACTAGCGTAAATTGGCGTCTTATCAGTAATAAAACCGCCTTTTTCCTTTTTAGGGTGAAGTTTTATTGTCAATAGATCACCTACACCATTTTGCTCAATAGCATATAGATCATTTTCTAATTTATTAGATCCAGCTTCTTTGTCATCATCATTCCACGAGAATAGTAACTGTTTACCACACCAAACGGAGTAGTAAGGACTGATTGAATTACGATCCAACCAGTCCATTAACCCCTTTGTGCCAGTTACCATAGCTTTATTAATTGCCATAGTAGTATATATTAAAAATGATAAAACACCCCAAAGCTATATGCTACACCAGTAGTCGCTAAAGCAGTAGGAAGTGATACATAAGATTTAACCCAAGATACCGTTAAACCATTAACAGAAGGTAATTCAAATTGATAAGGATCAGCAGCACTATTTACAATGCTATTGAAACTTAACATAGGTATATTATACACTAATTGTAGATCACCTTCATATAATGTTAAAAACGACTTTTTAAGATCCGCAGTAGTAACTGGTGTTGATCCAGTTAATGGAGTA